ACTGTAGACGGAGTCATTCCTGCTCCGGTACCTGTCACAGACATTTCTTGACGAAGTTTCTGAGTAGCAAACTGGTTGTTGAACTTGGACATTATTGGTTGTTTTTTAACTCGTCAATCAAATCAAAATATTGTAGGATTCCTGTTATAGTCTCGTCTTTAATAGACTGATTATCTTTAATAGGAGTTACAAATTTTAATACTTCTTCTAATTTGATTTTAACAACCTGGTCTTTTGAAGACTCTTTTAATTCAGTTAGTTCTTTTTGAATTTCATCTAACTGACTATTTAAATATGTTTTAAGATTCTTTGTATCAGAAATATTTGTAATATATTCTTTCAATACCTCTTTCTGCTTTTCAGACATGTCTTGATACTTGTTGTTGAACTTCTCAACCATCAATTTATACGCTAAAAGCCTAATTTCTTTATCTTCTTTCATAAGGTCATCCACTATAGACTTAGGAGCTTTTGAATCAGAAAGATCTTGTTTTGTTAAATGCTCAAGAAGGTTGATCTTATTTACAATCAACTGCTTAGTATCTGATGTTTTTGAGTTTTGGGACTCAAGAATAGTATAAATTGAAGCATAAGGCTTATAGTTATCTATCTTAGCCTTAAAAAAATTATCTAGGTCGTAATTCTGTTTGATCTCTTTTATCAAGTTATATTTTAACTTGTTTATCTTCTCATAATCAAGCTTTTTATACTGCTCAATAAGAGTAGAAATTAAGATCTCAGCTTTAGATTCCGTTAGTTTAGGACTAGTTGAGAAGGCACTATAAAGGCCATATTCTTTACCTAATTCTGTATTTGTAAAATACTTTTTAAGTATCTTAACAGCTTTTGAATCTTGATTATTCAAAAGGTCAGAAGTGGTCTGTCTAACTAGTAATTCGAATAAAATACCGGTATTACGATATTTGGAATGTTTTATTGCCATAGTTTTTTTACGAGTCCGCTAGTAATAAATATCTAAATATTTAATCTAAACCATTTATAATGTTATCCTCACTTAAAAGATCTGGCTGCTCAAACAAATTAACTTTTCTTGTATGTTTTTTTGTCATTGCATTTAAAGCACTTTTATTCTTTAAATACTCTGCCATTGTTCCTTCTAATGCTAATGGGCTTCCTCCTTTATAGTTTGGTTTCATATCATCTTCTCCTCTTTCTGCATCTTTATTATATGCTGCTTGACCTAATGGATCGCGACCAAATCTAGAATTATCAGTACCAATAATAGAAGTTACTCTTTTAGGACGGCCGGGTTTATTCTCATCATATCCTTGTGGGACATTTAACATAGAATCTTCTTTACCTCCATATAGACTAGCTATCTGATGAGGCGTTCCGTATGCCTGACCTGATTCTGCAGGATCATTGCCTTCTTCTTGGATCTGAGCATACCTAAACTCTCTCTTCTTATCTTCAATGATCATATCTTCAAGCTCAGCATATTGATCTTCTGAGAAGTGGAATATCTTGTCATAAATAAAGTCTCTAGGCAAGAGTGCTCCTTCCATTGCTTGTTTAGCTAAATCAATTTTTTCTTTGAAAAGTGCTATCCTTTCTTGATCATAAATAATAGAAGGATTAGTTAATGAAAGACTAAAGTTAGCAGCAGACTCATTAGTATAACCATGAGCATATAAGTGAACTAAGGCAATCTTAGTCAATTCACTAATGATAATCCTTTGTAGTCTTTCAATAGTTCTAGCAAAACGAATATCTTCAGCAGCAAGTGTAGCTTTACCAGTTAAATCTTTTTCATAACCCATAAAAGCCTTAGGTATCTTAAGGGCTGCAAATAACTTCTCACGGAAGTAAGCTACATCATCAATACCATTATAATCAAGACCTTTTGCAGTATCTATCTTAGTAGAAGTATCATTACCTCTTACAGGAATAAAGAAGTCTTCTAATAGGTTTTGCTGATTGTATTTAAGGTTATAATTACCAGTATTTGGATCAATCAAAGGAGTTTTCTTCATCTTTTGAATCATCTTCTGCATGTAATTATCTACTTCACCTGGAGGGATTGCTCCAACATTTACGTAGAAAATTCTTCTTTCAGGTGCTCTTACAATACGGTGAATTAACATTGCATCTTCAATCAATACATATTGTTTAAATAACTTACGAGCTGGTTCTAAATAAGATCTGCCATAAGGAAGATAATTAACATCTCCGGTCAATCTAAAGTGCGCCATTTCAAAGTTATCAAACCAAATACCAGTATCGTTATTCTTTTGTGAACTATATCCTGTAGATGAAGCCAGTGTTGCATTTGGATCATACTTAAATCTTACCTCTTGAGGGTTTTGAGGATTATATCCTTCTTCACGAATAATATTATAGGCTGAAAATGGAATTACATTATAAACACCATAGTCTTCTGCGATCTCTAGTTTGAGGTAGAAGTCTCCATACTTAGCCATATTACGAACCCAAGACCAAAGATTAAATTCAATATTAAGTACAGAATAAAATAAATTGTAGAGGAGTTTTTGAATATTCTCATCAGAAGATCTAATTTGTAATACTTCACCTTGTTCATTTTTAAGTGTGCACTCATCTGCTACGATATCTAATGCTGAACAACAAATAGCATCTGTATCCATAGCATCGTAGTCTGCATATATTTGAACTCTTGCTGATTGATAGTTTTGTGCCAAGTTAAGGTTTACACCATAAGCTGTTGATGTAGTATATACCTTATTGAATCTATCAATTAATGAGTTAGTTTGAATAACACCAGACCTTTGTATAGTATCTGTGTCAATTACTTTAAGCATATCTCCACCTTCGTTACGAATGATAACGTCTGTAGAGAACAGGCGTCTTAAGGTAGAGAATAAGTTGTTTTGTCTTTGCGGTTGTTGTTCTGCCATATTATTAAATTAACCAAGTTAAATCTTGTGTTTCTCCACCCATAGGAGTATTAACATTCATAATCCAAGGGTTTTGATTGTATTGATTATTTGAATTATAAGCAATACTAGTATCTTGAGTTCTAGTAAAACTATTTAATGCTGCGTAAGTTAAATTCTCTGCTGTCTTTCTATATCTAAGGCTTGTTTCTCTTAAATACATAGCAATAGCAAAGGACATAACTAAGTCATCATTATAACTTTGCATTGCTTGAGCTTTGCCGTTTTTCCAAATAAATACTCTCAACTCCTCTAAAAGTCTTATTGACTTTATATTCGCTACTTTAGTCTCTAAAAAGTCTCTCATCTTTTCTATAACTAAAGGCCTAGTTTTTTCAGTAGTACTAAATCCTGGTACTAAACCTGTTTGTGTATTAAACCTATCTACGTACTTGGTAAAGTCCATATTTTGGTCTTGTTTGTAACTGTAATGCACATTGTTGTAGCCTCTTTCTAGTATAGTTTGGATAACATCCCAACCTATATTTGCATTCTCTACAACTACCAAAGCATTATTATATTCGGCCGCAACGCTTAATATTACATTAGCATACTCTCTAGTATCTATTTGTGACTTATATTCGGCTACTTGTGTTACAGATTCTACATCTATAACATGAAAAGACGAATAGTCATTACCATCGCCACGAGCTACGTCTGCAACCAAGGCATAGTATTTCATTGGATCGGGATATTCCCATAACCATAATGATTTGTCTAAACCACGCCTTTCTATTGGCTCACAAACCATATTTTCCTCATACCAATTCAATATATCTGGGTCTATAACTGTATTACCTGATGTAGCAAAGTCGCAATCACACTCTTGAGCAGCGTTACGTTTACCTAACGTTCTATCTTGTTCATCTCTCCAATCTTGGTTACGTTCAGGATGAACAGTCCAAGGAAGCGAAATAGGTAAAAACTTATTTTGCTGTTCTTGAGCTGATAAGTATGTTTTATGAAACCAGTTACCTACACCATTAGGAGTAGACAAAGCTATACAACCACCACCTGTTGCCAATGTTTGTTGAGCCGCTGTAAATATCGTATCAATATTATCGATAAATGCAGCCTCATCTATAATCAACAAAGATACAGCTTCAGAACGACCAGCATCACCAGCGGCAGAAACTGCTTTTATTTGAGAACCATTTACTAATTTTAGACTAAGTCTATTATCTTCAGCCGTCCCTATTTTAAGCCAGCTTGGCAAGTTCTGGTAAGCAAATCTTACTTTAGTTACCATGTTCTTGGCAGTATCTTGCTTAGTAGCAATAACAAGAACGTTTTTGTCTTTGTTAAACAACATTAACCATAATGAGTATGCAGATACTAAGGTGGATATACCTAGCTGCCTTGACTTATTTATGATTGAATAGTCGTGCTTCTGAAACAGTTTAAGAACCTTTTCTTGAAAGGGATAAAGATCAAAGAATTGTCTGCCTTTTAAAGGGTGCTGAATCATATAGTACTTCTTCATGAAGTATACAGGATCTGTCGCACACTTGACAAACTCTTCTTTAATCTTTTCTTTTATCGATATCTGGTTGTCAGACATTATTTAACTATTAATAAACCTATGATCGCAGCGCCTAATGCTACTTTTTGTAGTCTTCCAAATTTAAGTTTACGATCAGCTTTTTTTACTTCTGTTTTCAAACCATCAACTTGTATTTTATAGTTGTCAATTTGGCTTGATTTGTCTTTATCTATTTGAATATAGTTAGCTTCTTTATCTCTCAACTTAACAATAACTTCTTCACGATTCTTAAGAGATTGGTCTAAAGTAACTATAACACTATCTTGAGCAACTACTAACTTCTCGTTTGTTTCTCCTTCTTGAAGATCAACAACAACAGCTTTACTTACTTCTAAAGGAAGTTGTGTAGTATCTTGAGAAACTATAACATATTCATTCGGATACTTAGCTATAAAAAAACTATCTACTTGAGTAGGAGTATATTTAAGTGCATCTTTAGCGCCCTTAAGATCACCTTTCAAATCTAAGACTTTTTCATTTAATTTACCTACTTTAACTACTAAGTATCCATTATCTTCTTCTAATACGCTAATAGCCCCTTCTAAATGTATATTTTCTATTTGAATAGAGTCAATACTATATTGAAGTGAATCAATCTTTTGTTCAAAAGGTTTTGTATCAAATTTAACTGGACTATAAACGAATATATACCAAACTGCCAATAAAGCTAAAAGGCATATTACTACTATACTAAATGTCTTCTTCATCTGAATCTAATTTAGGGTTTTCTACTTTATCTATCTGAGCTTTAAGAAGCTTAATTCTATCAGGAATATTTCCAACAGCATTTTTATATCCTGCTACATCTTTAAGTTTAAGATTACCATCAGGTCCTCTTTCTGTATATTTTGCAAGGATTGTTTTTACTTGTTGTTGAAGATTTGCTAATTCTTTCTTTTTCTTATCTATTGATCTAAAGTCTTTTTCAGTTTGTTTAAGATCATCTTTTGAAGGTTCTACCTCCATATCTTCCTCTTCTCTAATCCTAGAGATTATGGTAAGATTGTTTTCGACTAAATACTTTTCTAAGTTAAATGACATGGTCGCCGAAGGGGTGGAAAGCGTCCATCAACTTCAAGTACTCGGCGAAATGCGTTGCAGCAAGGCTCAGGGTTACCTGATCAGTCACCCGGTA